TGACCTTTACAAGATTTGCAATATGGTCAGAAAGCGTATTACTGAGTTTGTCCGCCATCGTCTCATTCCTCCACTTCAACGGGCTCCGGATCCGCGTCATTCCGCCAGACGACCGGGCTCACCGCGTCCACTCCGTTCGAGTCCTTGATGGCCACCTGAACATAGTCCGTCTTCGAGTCATGCCCGAAGGCGTACGCGCCCAGGTACGCATGGAAGGACTGCTGGGCGTCGTCCAGTGTCCCCTTGACCACGACGCCCTTCTCGATCGCGCCGTTCGTCCTCTTGACCTGCATCAGAAAATAGTTCTCTACTCTCATGATCACTCAGTCCTTTCTTAGTTCTGCGGCAGGATGAACACCGGCCGGATATAAAAGCTCGTGCCTCCGTAGTTCGTAATGGCGATGGTATATTCCCCGGCGCTCTCCGTGATCTCGATCGTCGCCGGCGGGTTCGCCGGATCCCCGACCGTCAGGCCCCAGTTGCAGACCCGGTGGTCCGCCGTCAGCCCCTCCAGGCTGATCGTCTGGGTGCCGTTGCCGGTGATCGCCGTGTTCTCGCCCGCGATGCAGATCCGCGCCAGCTCGTCCGTCAGGTCGCTCACGTCTTCGGTCACGGCCGTCACGTCCAGGCTCAGATCATACAGATCGTCCGCCACGTCGTTCGTCCGGGTTGCCAGGCTGTTCGCCACACCGTTCGATACGATGGAGATATTGCTGCTGCTGAACGCGTCACCGCTGCTGATGGCCGAGATCACCTGGTACGGGATTCCGCTGCGCCAGAGGATCTCCCCGACCTCATAGTTCCGGCTCGCCGTTGATCCGTTCTCGATCGTCGCGACTTCTTCCTGGTCGACCTTGCCGCTGACGTCCTGATGCTGGGTGAGGTAGTCAGAGTGTTTATGACCGCTGTCCGTCAGGTTCCCATTTCCGTCCAACCCGGCGAAGTTGCCGGCTGTTGCTCCACTGACCTTTGTCGCCTTCCCGGCCACGGTGGTCGGGCTGATACCGGAGTCCGTCAGGTTCCCGTTCGAGTCGAGCCCGGCCAGGTTTCCATCAACCGCATCAACAACCTTGTCAGCTTTTCCGCTGACATCTGTAACATAGTCGCCATGCTTGTGTCCGCTGTCGATAAGGTTTCCTGAGCTGTCCAGCGCCGCGAAGTTACCAGTCGTCGCGTTGCTTACCTTATCCGCCTTGCCGGTGATGTCCTGCTCAGCTGCCCAGGATGCGTCATAGTCCGTGCTGCTGTTCTTCTTCAGGATCTGTCCGGTCGTACCGCCAGCCGGCACGCCGGGCCCTGTAGCGCCCTGGGCATGGATTCCGGTGTCGACGTATTCGCCCTGCTCCGGATCGTAGACCATCCAGTTCCCGGTGACGTCGTCGATGTACGGGAAATTGACTTCCGCCTCCAGCTGCTCCGAATACCACTTTGAATTGTTGTGGTAGGTCGGATCGCTTGGACCGACCGGCACGCCGTTCCGCTTGCCGACGGCCCAGGCCTCCGCGTTCCTTGCGGAGATGCCGTCAGGATCCCCGGGAGTCGTCCCGAGGTCAAGCGTCATGGTCGGTTGCGGCGTTACGTCCATTTCGAGCTCTGTCGCGCCCTGGCCTTCGATGTGAAGCTCGAGCTCGTAGTTCTCGCCTACTGCCATGTTCCCGCCTCCTTAGATCTGGCCGACCGTGCCCAGAATCATCAGCGCATACGGACTGCCGGGCGTACTGACGCCGTCGCCGTCAACGATCTCTCCCGTGTTCGGATCGTACTGCGGGTCGATGATGTAGCGCACATCCCAGGAATACTGTCCCGGCGCGAGATAGTCCGTGTCCGCGTTCGCGAAGGTCACGGTGAACTCGTTCTCATCCAGCTCATACACGCGCTTGATGATCTCGCTCCCGCTGCCGTCCTTCACGGTGAACAGCGCCCGGTCGTCCGCGCCGAACGTGTGCCCGGTCACGCTGATGGTGACCTCGCCCGTGTCGCCGCGGTGCATAGTGATCGTTTTTGTCGTAGCATCCACGTGGAAACTCATTCAGATTCCCCTCCCTGCTCTTTTTCAGCTGCGGCGGACTCCGCCTTTTTCCGTTCCTCTGCAAGAGCATTGACGCACAGCATCAGGTTGTTCTTGACCTTCGCGATCGGCACGCCGATGCTTTCCACCATCGCGATCGGGACCGTCAGGTTGTTCAGCACGTTCACTGCTTCCAGCAGCACTTCGTCGATTGTCCTTACCTCTTCCATTGTTCAGCACTCCTTTTTATGATCACTTCGCCGCCGGGATGTCGAACCCGGTAGCACCACCAACGCAGTTGTAAACCGTAATGTAGCTTCCGACAGGTGATCTGTAGAACAAATTGTCGAACCATGTGCCGGGATAGTACAGATGCGTCTGGTTCCCGCACACGGAGAGCAGCTGCGCCCGGTAAGCGTTCCACCCGGCATTGAACGCAGCCGTCGCCGTCAGGCTGATCGTCCCGGTCTTCGTGGCGCTGTTGCTGGCCGTCCCGATGATCGGGATACTGTAGACCTTAGTAGATGAGTTGTAAGACGCGGATCCGTTCTGGCCGACACTGCTGACGGTTACGGAGTTGATTCCGTTCGTCCGGCCTGCAGACCATCCGGCGTCGTACGCTTCCGTTCCACCGACAGCCGTGGCCTTCTGTGTGTCGTTCGCCAGCGCCTTCGCTGTGTACTTGTGTGTCGAGCTGTCATAACTGATGGCAGCCTTCACGCGCACCGCCAGGCTGTTACTGGATCCGCTCTGCACCTTTGTGATCGTCAGCAGGTTTGAGTTGGATCCGGTGCCCCAGCTGCTGGATAGGTGGGCGCTGTTGTATCCGGCGGTATACCGCGCAGACGCGTCCACGTAGATGTTCTTGCCGGTGCTCTCCGTGTAGGTTGTTCCGGAGCCCCATGTCGCGTTGATCGGCACGGTGGCCGTGTTCCCGCTCCATGTCGTGGTGCCTGCCGCCAGGGTCCGCTGCAGCGTGACGCCGCTGGGCTGGGCTTCCACCGTGATCGTGCCGTTACTCCAGGACTCCGTCAGACTGGTAGTAGCGGCTTTAGTAAAATTTATCTCCGACCCGTCAAATGTCGTCAGCTTCAGCGTCAAGTTCGACCCTGATCCGGTGACCTCTGCCTTCTGGATCGCCGTCGCCATGTTCGAGGCCGTGACCGTGATCGGACTCAGCCCGATCAGCGTGACGCCCTGGTACGCGCTCACCGTGTTCAGAAACGCCACTTGCCCACCGAAGGCCGTCGCCCCGCCGGACGTGATGTACATCACGTCGTTGATGGAAGTCGATCCGGACAGGATGATCCGGTCCGCGTTGATGTACGCGCCGGATCCGCTGGCATTGATCGCCAGCACGATGCTGGCCGCCGTCACTTCCCCGTTCCGGCCCACCGCCTGCACGATCTGGCTGATCTTCCCGGCCTCCACCGTGATCTGCCCGGAGATCGTTCCCTCCGCCGTGCTCGCCCGCGTGACCTCCGCCTGGATGGCGTCGGCTGTCTGGGTGATCCGGCTGCTCTGTTCCACCAGTCCCTGGTTCAGCAGGCCCTCGGACTGCGTCGCCCGGGTGACCTCGCTCGTGATCCGCCCGGCTTCCACCTGCAGGCGGCTGTAGAGCGTCTCGCCCTGCCCCAGTTCGTTGATCCCGGTCTTCTGCGCCACCAGCGCGACGTACTCGTCCGTGTCCTCGATCCAGGCGTGGTCTTCCTTATCCTGGCGTGCGCTTCCGCGCCCTCCGCTGCCGGCCTGCTTAATGGCGTCCGCGATGATCCGCGTGACGTCCGTCTTCGTGTTCGCCAGCGTGATCTGCACGACTTCCGGCTGAAAGACCTTGTCCTGGTAGACCAGCTGCGTGATGGTCTCCGTGATCTCCGTGCCGTACTCCGGCAGCGGGATCCTGCACTTCTTCCCGAGCTCCAGCGCGTCCAGGCTCTCCCCGGTCGCGTCCGCCAGCTCGAAGCCGTTCACGTTGATCGTGACCTTCGGTTCCGCGTGCACCCGCAGCCGGTCGTTCGCCCAGGCGGTCAGCTCCGCGGTCGTGGTCAGGCTCGTGTCCACCTCCACCTTCGCGATCGCGCCGTAGAGGTTCTCGTTCCGGCTCACATAGTCGCCGGAGATGTGCAGGTCATCCTTCCCGATGGGATAGAACCGCGTGTACATCCCGGCCATGTCGATGGTCTTCGATACCGCGGAGAGGTTCCGCCCGGCCCGGAGGATCGTCCCGACCGCGGCGCTCTTCGCCGTGATATTCAGTTTGAACGGATACGTGCTGAAGTCGTAGCTCCACCAGGCGTCCGTCAGGCTGTTGCTGACGGTCTCCAGCGCGTCGTACAGCGTGTCCCCGTCGAAGTGGTACGGGTTGCTCACGCTCGCGAAGTCGAAGGTGCCCAGCGTCCAGTCGCTCTGCTGCGCCAGGATGTACTGGACGGCCTGTTTCGCCGTGCAGGTCGTCGCGCCCACCGTGCCGGTGATCGTCGCCGGCGTGATCTCTCCGAAGAGGATCCTGTCCCGCAGCGTGTTCACCGCGTGCTCCAGCGCGATCTGCGGCGTGTCCGTCAGATAGGTTTGCGTGATGCTCTTCACCCGCCAGACGATGCCGTTCCCCGGCTCCCGGTCATCCTTCAGCCAGCTCCCGACGCTGATCCCGCTCAGGTCCCTGGGCGTGAAAGTCGCGGAGGATTCCCGCTCATTCAGCGTCAGGCTCATGGCCTCCGCCGGCACTTTCCGCACCGCCGTCAGGCTGTGTCCTGATAGCAGAATCATTTATGCATACCTCCCGTAGCAGCTGACGGTGATGTTCCCGCTCTTGCCCGCCGTCATGCTGATGGCCGCCGTCCCGGGATCCATGTAGAGATCGTCCGCGCTCGCAGCCGTGATCTTGTCGTATACGCTCGTCCCGCCTGCGGTTACACGCAGCAGTCCGTCCGTTCCGTGTGAAATCACCAGATCCGCGCCGGCCGCCAGGCTGATCCCGCTCAGCGCGATGGTCTTCCCGGCGGTCGTGATGCTGAAGCTCGTCATGGTGTCCGAGGTCGCGTTGTGAAAGGTAACGTCCGCCACCGTCCGGAACTGCCCGGGCACGCCAAGCGAAGCCGTCCAGCTTGTCACACCGCGGGCCGCCACCGCCGTCTGGTTCACATCCTGCCAGAACGGCACGCTGTACGCCCGGAACGTAATCGTGAAATCGTCCCGCCAGGCCCACAGATCTCCGCTGCCGGGCAGGATCACCTTGTCCACGTACAGCCGGCGCTCCGGCATATAATTCACCGTCAGCCAGCCGGCACGCAGCGCCCAGGTGACCACGTCCTCCCAGATCGTCCGCCGCAGCTGCAGCTCGCGCTTCGGCACGTCGATCGCGAAGGTCACGGCCACGTCCAGGCTGTTCCAGTGCTGCATCGTGATCCGCTGGCCCCATCCGCCCATCCGGTTCACGGCCTGCAGGTCCTCGTGCGGCACGCCCGTATTGATCCCGCGGATGATGATCTTGCTGTTGACCTCATCCAGCTGAACGCCGCCCAGGGCGACGCGTTTCGATAGAATCATTCGTCCCGCCTCCGTGTTGTTATCTTGTCAGCCCGGCGATCACGTTCCCCATCGCAGCGCCTACATGAGGCGCCAGCGTGGATCCGGCCAGTGCGCCGTCGATATAGACGCGGATGTTCGCGTTCTCCACCGCCCGGGCGATCTCTCCCGGCAGGCCGTTGAAGTTCGCCAGGTCGCTGCTGGTCAGCGTGTTCGTGCCGGTTTCGTTCTGCCCGGTCACCGATCCGACCATGTCCAGCATCCGCGTCTATCGGGTTCGGCCCGAAGCTGCGCCCGGCGTACGTTCCTCCGCCTTCCAGCGTTCCGGACTGATGCATCCGGTCCAGGTCTGCCTGCGTCACGCCCAGGTCATGCATCAGGATCGCGTCCGCGAGTTCCTGCCCTTCCAGGCCTTCCAGGCTGGCTTCCATCTCCGCCTGCGTCTCCTTGATCTTTGCCTCCGTTGCCTGGTATACCGCGTTCGCCGCATTGAAAAGCACCAGCATGTTCAGGATCCCCTGCAGTGCTCCGCCTCCGCCTCCGTTGTTCCCGTTTTCTCCCGTTGCAACGACAGGCGTTCCGGTGTCCGTCGGAGTCGTTCCTTTGCCTCCGCCAAACAGGCCAAGCTCACGGAATCCGTCAATGGTCTTCCGCAGGTCCATGTAGAACGATCCGAGCTTCAGTGCCGTCAGTGCTCCGCCGATCGCGACGATCCCGCCGACGATGGTCTCGAAGTTATCAATGAACCACTGCAGCATCCCCATGATCTTCTCGGCATTGTCCGCGATGAACTGGTTCTTCATCCGCTCGAGCTCGTTGGTGATTTCCGTCAGTGTATCGTCAATCTGTACAAGGCTTGCGATTTCATCCGCGCTGAGAACGCTCTGGTTTCCGAGCATCTCCTCGTACTCTTCCCGCCCGGTCTTGAACAGCGGCAGAAGATCCTTCCAGTTCTTCCCGAAGATCTTAAACGCCGCGTCTTCCTGTTCATAGGCATCGCCCATCGCCAGGATCGCTTCACCGACATCCCAGAACAGATCGTCCGGACTCTTGCTGCTGTCCAGTTTGATTCCGAGCACTTCTTCAATGGAGCTCAGGTCCTTGTTCTCTACGGCCCTCTTCATTCGGCTCTGGGCGTCAATGATCGTTTGTACGTCTGCCTCGACCCTGTCCGCCACGTTCTGCATCCGCTGAACCATTTCGACATCGACGCCCGTCGTATCGCTGATCGTCTGGATGTTGTCCGCCCATTCAGCAGAATCGGATACATAGTGCAGGATCTTCTTCCCGAAGTTGATTGCCGCTTTCGCGCCGCTCTCCAGCTTTGTGATGATCGAGTTCAAACCGGTCGTCACGTTCTCCCAATCAACGCCCTGCCCGATCCGCTCGAGCTGTTCGTTCATCTCGCTGGTCTCTTTTTCCGCGCCGGAAGCTCCGCTTTCGACTTCCTGCAGCTGGCCCTTCATCTTGGTCAGTTCAGTCGTCGCCTTGATGCACTGCTGTTGCATCTTCTGGTAGGCCGCGCTGTTCGGGTCCGTGCCGTTTGCCTGCATGGCCTTCAGGGCCGCCTCAGCCTGCTGCACGACCTTCGTCTGGGCTTCAATCTGCGCCTTCAGGAGGTTCGCCTGGTTCGCCAGATACTGCTCTTCGTTGCCGTTGAGCTTCATCTGCTCTTCGTTCAACTTCAGCGCTTCGGTTAGTGTCTTGACGGCTTCCTGGCTGTCCTTCATTCCCCGCTTGAAATCAGAGACGCCGCTGACCCCCATCTTGACGGTTACGTCCGCCATGCCGTCTTACCCCCTCCGGATGCCATGTTGCTGGTCATCATAATTTCGTCTGTATATGAACAGGTCCATGACCGCCCCGGGCCTCATCCGGTGGATCTCGTCCAGCCGGAGCCCCGCGGTCAGTCCCCAGCTGACCACCATCAGATAGGTCAGCCGTCCTTCGTTTCTTTTTTTTTCATTTCCTCAAGGGTCACGTCCACGGGTTCGTCGCTTTCCTTCTCCGGGATCTCGCTTTCCATGCCCTCGTTGATCGCTCCGATGCAGGCCTGCATGGCCTCCATCATCATCTGCGGTTTCAGCGCCCGTCCGACCCACTTATCCGTCAGATCCGGCGCCTGCCCGGCCTCTTCCAGTCCCGCGTTGCCCAGGATTCGGATCGCCTTGATCACGGCATCCAGGTGCTCCGGGTGCAGGTACAGGCTGGCCTCGTTCTTCTTATCGTCCTGTTTCCGTCCGAACAGCAGGTATAAAAACTCCCCGATCGGGCAGACTTCCTGCTGGATCGTCTTCATCTCGTACGTGGTGTACAGCAGCGGGATCTCCCGCCCCTTCAGTGTGATCTTCATTTTCAGCACTCCTTTATACTCAAAAAGCCGGAGGCGCCCCGTGTGGAGCGCCCCCGTGATGGTCTTAGGAAATACCTGCCTTGGTCTTCACGTAGGCGATCGCGTCGGATTCGCTCGTGAAGGTCTTATGCACCGCGAAGCTCAGCGTGTTTCCGCTGCTCAGCTTCACGCCGGTGCCCGTGCCCGTCAGGGTCGGTGTCCGCCATTCGACGTTCTGTTCCTTCGTCCGGGTCTCTTCGTTGGTGACGCCGAACTTCAGCTTATAGAACCACCAGCCCTCGTAGCTGTTGCTGACGGTGCCGCTGGTGCTCTTGGTCCGCATCACGCGGACGTAGCCGAAGCCGACGTCCGGAGCCGGCGCGTCGTTCACGGTGTACTCGTTGGTCTGGACAGTCTCGCCCAGGATGTAGTTCCGGATCTCGTCCGTCAGTCCCGTGGGCTCAAAGTCCAGGGAATAGCCCAGGATGCCGTTGTCGGTGTCCAGCTCCACGTCGTCGCCGAAGAAGTGGCCGTCCGCACGGTTCCAGGTCAGCTGTGCCGCCCTGGCTTCGGCGATCACCTTGCCGGTGCCGTAGGTGATGGACGTCCCGGGCGTATAGGTGGAAACCGTCGCCGCCACCGGGCATACCATTCCGATATTCGCGTTCATGTCTTAGTTCCTCCCGTTTCTTTGGTCATGGCCTCAAACTCCGCCTCGATGGCGTCCTTGATGGCCTTCATGCATTTTTCAGCGCCGCTCCGTGCGGCCTTCCGTACGAACGGCTGCTTCTTCATGAAGCTGGTGCCGCTGTTGACGGAGTTCACGATCAGCGGGATCGGTTTCCGCTTTCCCTTCAGCATGGCGTACCCTGCGTTCCGGTACCCGACGGACGTGTTCACCTCCGCGCCGTTCTTGTCGAACTTCGCGATACCGGCGCTGGCGTTCAGGATGATCTCCTTCTCCTCCGGGCTCGGGTAACGTGTCGTCACGCCGTCCACGGCGGCATAATGAAAAGGCTCGGTGACAATCGTCTCCGCGCCCCGCTTGATCGTTTCCGCCATCAGTCCGGCGCCGTCGTACAGTCCCTTCGACGCAGCCGTTCCTGCCCGGCTCTCCAGTCTCGTCAGCATCTCGCTGACTTCCTGGAGGCCGTCCACGTTAATTTTGTACGGCATCCGTCTCACCGTCCTCCGGTTCCGGTGTGTCCATCACTTCGAACACCCATTCCACATGGAACAGGCCCGTCCCGGTCTCGTACTGGGTGCTGTTCAGGTTCCAGCTGTTGCCAAGGACTTCCGCCAGCGTCTCCTCGATCTCGTCGATCAGGTCCGTCCGGTCGCTCAGTTTCGGGTAGAACAGATCCACGCTGCCTTCCCATGTGCGGTCGTTCTTCGCGCCGTCCCCGTCCAGGTGCCCCGCTTCAAAGTCCAGCTGCACGACGCCGTACGCGCCTTCCGGTCGCGTCTTCCATGCATACTCCGCAAAGGGCACGCTGGTCAGCTTCAGGGCGGCCACCAGCGCTTCGTATTCACTCGGCACGGTTTACACCCCCTCAGCTGTGGATACGGTCGTCTCCGGCTCCGGCAGAGGGAACGCGTTGCCCGCCTCCCGCTGCAGCGTCAGCTCGATGCCGTCCGTCTCCGTGATGTAGGTCCGCAGGATGTTGTACCGCACGCCGCCCAGTTCGCACTTCCGCTCCCCGCCGTACTCGAAGTCATGGGCAAGGATCACCTTCAGCTCCGGGTTCAGTCCGATCCCCATCGCCTGATAGGCTTCCTGCATCCCGATGGACTTCACCGTGCAGTACACCGTCCGCTTCGTTTCGCTCGGTTCGGTTCCGACGCCGCCTGCATACGGGCTCTCCATGATCAGGTCGACCACGTTCGCCTTCATCATTCGCCGTCATCCCCCTCGTACGATGTGTACGCGCTGGCGTGCATCAGCTGGACCTTCTGGGTCTCGTATGCATCCAGCAGTTTGTCGTAGTTCGGCGGGTTCCCGAACCGCATCGCCGCATAGGTGATGATCGCCCGCTGTACCAGGGGAT